AACTCAACCTCATCGCCGTAGCCATGAGAAAAGCCTTCGCCTGAAACACTTGTCAACAGTTTAATCATAAAAATTCAGGGGCGTATTACCGCCCCCTCCTTTTGTTGGTGAGTTTAACTATCTGCCATGATCAAGTGCTTGAGGCCAGTCGCGTCGGTGGTCTTGCCATCCATGCGTTTGAGTGCGCGGAAACCGACCTGCCCGTTTGCGGCATACAGCTCGTTAAGACGCTGTACCACTGTGCCTTGACGATCCGCAACCGTATAACTAGACATGTCACCGAACACCATAGACTTGAGACCGGCGGTTGCCGCAGGCATTGCTGTGCTGGACAAGAAAGGTCTACCAAGCAAAGTATCAGGTGTGCCCGCTTCAAGACCTGGACGCCACAGATACTGACCGTCGCCATCTTTCAGCTTGCGGATCAACTTGACTGTGTTGTCGTGAGCCAAGAAGATTGCGTTTCCACGGTACGGCTTAGTCAGAGAATGGAACAAGTCCAGAATCTCATCAGAAGTAATCGCCGCAACAGCCGCAGCCGTGACCCCCAGACCTGACCCAACAACGATACCAGTAGGTTTGCCAGAGCCGTCGCCGTTAACGAACGCACTCTCTTCCGCAATACCGAACCGCTTGCCGAAGTTGCGCGCCAAGTAGCCAGGAACATCGAAGAACGCATCTGCTAACAGTTCCTCAGAAACCTTGACGATGGTATCCAGCTTATGAGATGTCAGAACAACACGACCAAACGCAGCGTCAGAAAGGGTTGTGCCAGCTTCCTCTGCTGTCCAGCTCGCCGTTCCCAGCGAAGACTCAATCGGAATGTTTCGATCCGATGCTGTGCTGATAACGTTCACATACTGGCGCAGTTCGTTGATGTCCTGCAGAACCTCGACCAAGGTTGTGTCAAACTCTGTGGGCACAATGAAGCCGCCCTCGGAGTTAGTTCCAACTTGCAGGGCGTTCAAGATGCTTGAGTCGAGACGCGTCTTACCGAGTCGTGCGTAAGCAGAGAAACCATCAGTGTAGGCTTGTGCGCCAAATGGTGAAGCTCCTTCCTTGGCCTTAATCGGAGCGCGGTGTGAGGGAACGGCGTTTGCCATAATCTCACTTTGAATCTCTGCAGCATTGCGCATACGATCGGCGCGTGCTTTGAAAGATGTTTGGTCAGCATCCATTGCGTCATACTTGGCCTGCTCTTCGCCGGTCAAGTCTCGGTTTTCAGATTCAGCAGTATTGAGCACCGCCTTCATTTGCTCGACGACTTCGCCGCGCTTTTGTAAAATGTCGTTAATATCCATGATTGATCCTTAAATTTTATAGGGTTCTGTAACTTTTGTGGGGGTGCCTTCCGGCGGGGGTGTTGAGCCGTCCGGCCCTTTACAACAAGTTCAAGCGGCGGCGATTAATTGCCACGCGCCACGCTGTCTCTGTCTCAATGTCTTGCGGGATTTGTTCTGGCTTCGGACCGTTGTTAATCCACGGCTTGGCGATGTTCTGAGCGCTTGCCTTTGACTTGGCGCTGGTGCTGGTGGCGAATCCGTTGTCGATAGATTCGGCAGCACTAAACCATGTTTCTTCCTTCATCATTGCCTTAAGCACATCGGCGTCTAGGCTGGTCTTTGTCATGTACGTGGTGACAATCGAATCGCGGATCTTATCTAACAGGTCGGCAGTGCTGCGCATATCGACTGAATTACCTACGCTCATAGTCCAAGGGTCGTGAATCATTATCAGGGCGTTATCAGCGATAATGATTTCATCGCCTGCCATCGCAACCACACTGGCCGCGCTTGCTGCTAGTCCGTCAATGTGAACCGTGACCTTGCCTTCGTGCTGGACCAAAAGGTTATAGATCGCAAATCCATCGAATACATCGCCGCCGGGCGAGTTAATTCGCACGCTGACATCGCCCGTCATTTCGTTGAGTTGGTCCTTGACCATGACGGCTGACACAGAGTCACCAAAGAATGATTCGCCGATGTCTGAATAGATTCGGATCTCGTTCATGTTAAAGCCTCGATTTTGATAGCCAGCATTGCGCTGGTTTCCTGTGTTGCCTGCATTGGATCTGTAAGCTCACAGATGGACGCTAGGCGCTCTGCTGCGTATGCCTTAGCTTTGGTAGGATCAATCGACAGCGTGTCTGCAATCGTCGCTGCGTGGCGCTGGTAGAAGTCCGGCACCCATGCGGCAAACTCTGTGGGCGTGAGTCGTGACGCCTCAGCTTTGAGCGCTTTGAATTCACGCTCTGCTAGGTTGTTAGCGGCTGATGTCGTTAACGCTTTTTCACGATCAGAAATAGTGTTGATGTTCATGGGCAGCAGGTATTCATCCAGCCCATCAACGCGGTTCAAGCCTTCTTTAGCGCGTACCTCGTTGCGATTCTTCCAGCCTGACGCGATTGCCTTGTCATGTGCTTCGTAACGGCTGGCAGTGTCACCACGTAATAGCGCATCAACATTGTGTGTGGCGTGCAGTCGCAGGCGCTCCTGTGGGGTCAATAGGTCGCGTGCGATGGTCTGCTCAATGCGAATCGCCCAAGGTCTGATGGTGTGGACTACGAACTCAATGCCCTGATGTTCAATGTTGCCGAACGTTGCCGCGCCCATCTCGGCCAGCATGTGCAAGGGGATATGGAACCAGCGTGCAACCTCAGCTATCTGAAAACTACGCGACTCAAGAAACTGTGAGTCATCGTTAGTCATCCCAACACTTTTGTGCTCCATGCCCGACTCAAGGATCAACGGCTTACCGCTATTCCGATGGCCTGTGTTGCTCTTGGCTAACTGGTTCCGCAATGCCTCGATCTGCTCGCCGCTTAACTTGCCGGGGAACTGCAAGACGGTGTTAGTGTTCGCGCCATTCTTAAAAAGGTGCGCCGCATGGCTTTCCATTGCGAGACTTGTGCCGATTGATTCGCGTGCCAACCCAACAGGGCTAAGGCCAGTCACGCCATCAGTGCCTAATCCTGCTATACGCCAGATGTCGCGCTCGCCATATACTGCGGCGTTCCCTGTCTCCTGATAATCAAATACAAGTCGACCGGCTGCGTTACGATCCAAGGTCATAAACTTAGGGTTGAGCGGATTCAGTTCAACGACACTTCCACCACCGTTGCGAACAATCTGGGTATAGGCGTTACCGCGCAAGCCAAGGCAAGTCATCTGAAACTCACGAAGCTGCATCGATGTCTGTTCGCCATTGCTTGACAGGTTGAGCAGGTTGTTTAGCGGGTGATCGGCTAACTTGACCTGATCACCTTTCTGCTCATAGATTTTGAGCGGTAGGCTGCCGACGGTTTCTGACAAGATGCGTACTGCGGCATAGACAGCACTGGCAGTCAGAGCGCTATCAGGCGTCACAGATATGTCGGTGTCGTTAGAAAAGATGCCGCCGGTTGACGGGCGTTCAATCGACCAGCCAGGGTTAGCCAGTGTCACCGCTGCCAACTTGATCCACCTAGGTAGTTTCATATTTCCGTGAAGCCTCGGGCTGCGTATGCGTGGCCTGTATCGTCGTTAGCTAACCAGCGATTCATTGCGATTAGGATTGCGACAACGCCATCAATTTTGTTTTGCGGAAACTCTTTGCGCGGATAGATGTTGTCTTTTGCATCAACGTGAGCGACTACGTTTGAGATCATCCAATCCAGTACAGGGTTGCCGTTGTGCTTAAACTTGCCCGCCATGACCATCGCTTCTAATTCTTTCATCGGCTCTGACAGGTTCTTGACCGTCTGGCCGACTTGAACCATCGGTAGGCCATGCTCTATAAGGTGGCTTGATAACTGGGTGGCTTGGTAAGGGTCGAAGCCATGCTCATTGAAAACGTACAGTTCTGAATCGGCCTTGATATCATCTTCAATCACGTCGAAGTCTGTGACGTTGCCGGGCGTAGTCGTTAGATACCCGTCGATCTCCCAGCCTTGGTATTGAGAATTGCCTGATTGCTCCACCGTATCCTCGGGAAGATAGTGCGTGTCGAAGCAGTAGAGAGTTCCGTCACGCTCGAACAGCTTGACCCGCGAAGCTACGTCGAACTTGGTGGCAAGGTCTAAACCGCCGTAGCATTGCTCGCCTTCAAAGTCGGTGACATCCAATGTCGGATCAGCGCAGCGTTCCCAAGCACGCATGTCCATCCATGCCGTATCTGCGTTCACCCAGACGTTCAGGTGTTTGGTCAGGAAGTTGTTAGTTGCCGCTGACATCTGCATGGCTTTACGGGCCTTGCGCTCGATATCATCGGGCTTAACGCT